AACGGCGCTACCGGGGTGATCAACATTCCGTTATTGGATCGCGATGCGATCTGCGTGAGGCTTGTATGAACGAGTTAAGTGAGGAGCGATTCCAGCAGATCGATGCCATGAATCACGATCAGCGCGTGGCCGAATACCTCAAGGCCCCGGCCGATGTCGAGCAGTGGGCCGGGATCAAGCGAATGGAAATGCGTGCTGCACATCAGCGTCAGTTCGTACAGATGCTCTCCTTGCTTCAGGAGCCGCCGAAGTGAAAGCAGCAGTAATCCAGAATGCGACCCTGACGACCCTGACGACGCAGGATTGGACCGACTCGACCGCAGTGCCGGGCGACACCAGCTTGAAGGGTATGATCACCTTCGGCTCCTACGCTACGGCCAACAACACGGCGACGGCGGACGGACGCTTGACGATGGGCGCGAGCGACCTGACACACAACGGTGCGGTGAGCTACTCGCAGGTGGTGAACGGGAGCGTCATTGCTTCTGCGAATCAGACCAACTACATCACCAACGTCGGTAATCTCCTCGTCGCCTCAAGCGTGCCAAACGTGCTGGTTAAGGCTTCCGTAACCAGTGCGCTGACCAATGGCGCTCGAGTTACGTACTCGAACATTCAAGCCAGTCAGTTCCTGATTAATGCCGCGCTTGTGGCGGGATCGGACATTGGGTTTGGAAATAACTCAGTCACCCTCACGAACCCCACGACGGTCATCAGCATTCCGCACAACTGCGGTGGAACGCCGGATGTGATCGTCTGCCAAGCGCTCTCGGGCGTCGGTGCGTTGCCTGGCGGCGCAGGTATTGCAACAGACATCACGATGGTGTACGAGCGCGGCGGCGGCACGACCGCTTCCCACACCTTTGCCTATGGATTCAAGACCGATCCCACCAAGACCGCCGCTTACATCACTTCCGCGGCCGCTGCCACGGGTATCAACGTCAGCACTGGTGCGAGTGGCAACACCTTCACGATCGGGAACGTCGGGGCCACGACCTTCGATGTGACGCTAAGTTTCGATCAAGGCAGCCCGACGCAGTTCAACGTCTTTGCGATGCGTGGGACCTCCAACCCCATCACCGCCAAGTGCGGGCTCTTCACCACTAAGACGAGCACCGGCACGAGCGCGGACATCACCGGCATGACTCAACCGCCGATCTTGGTCATGTACCTGCCGACGCGCTTGACGGCCGCGGCGACGCTCGCGACCGATGACACCTCGGCCTGCATGGGCATTGGCTGGTCAGCGAACAACGGCGGTGTCACGCAGCAGTATTGCTCCTCGATCGTCCTCCCGGACAACGTGGCGACCAATCAGGTGGCCTTCAGCCGCACAAGCAACAACCGGGCCGGGATCATTCTGGATAACAGCGGCAATATCCTCACCGACTGGCAGATCAACAGTTGGGACTCAGGCGGCATCACGCACAACTACAACACCTCCTCGGGCACGGCCTATGAGGTGATGTATGTGGCGATCTCCTCCCCGGTCGCAGGCGGCGCGACCATCTCGCCGACGCAAATGATGCTGGGAGTTGGCTGATGCTTCTGTGGCAGATGAATCTCAAACCAGCGCCGACCGAGCCAGTCGTTTCGGCGTGGATCTTTCTGCTCGGGCAGTGGTTGTCCTGCCATGTATCGCTTTCCAAAACGAAACCGACTTTGCCACCGGCAGCGTAGGTAGCGCAGATGAGCGTGTTCGTCGATCCAAGCGGGCATTCAACATTCGGCATCGGGATATGCGCCCGATGCCAGCGCGCGTTCGTTCTGGACGAATTGAAGCCAGATCCGAACTACCCAGGACTGTACGTGTGCAAAGAGGACATCGATGTGCTCGATCCGTACCGTCTGCCGCCGCCGATGCCGGAGAAGATCTCGTTGCGCTACACGCGTCCAGATGTCGATTTGGATATCGAGTAACCCATGTCATTACTGACGCTATTCCAACTTGATCTCGGGAGTGCAGTTGTCGCCCCATCGACAAGTGCGATCACGACATCTGGAACCGTATCGGCTACGGTTTTCAATACCGAGAAACTCACCGCCAGCGCGTTTCGTCGCGCCAGGGTTCCTACATACAAAATCACGCGCGAACACACGTTCATTGCACGCCAGCAGCTCTATCTGAAACTGTCGGAGCTGGCAGCGGAGGGCGTTCCGCTCTGGGCTATCGATACGCAGATCCTGCCCATCTATCAAGGGAGCGCCCAGGTGCCATGTCCAGCAGGCACCGTGGATGTGATGAACCTGAATCTGCGTACGCTCCAGATCCTCGGGGGCACTTCCAGCTCTGATTCCGGTGGCACTGCAGCCAACGCGTTTGACCAGGACGTTTCGACGGCCTGCACGCAAACGGCGCCGAACGGCTCCATCGAGCTGCTGTTCACGAGTCCCACGAACGTCACGAACTTTGGGCTCCTGCCCAACACGAGCGGCACATGGAACTATGCAGTCCAGGCATCCTTGGACGGCGTAACGTGGACCAGTGTGTACACGGCCAGCGCGCAAAGCGTAGTCGCCGGCCAGTGGCAATGGTTCGACATCGACAGCATTACCAACACGACTATCGCCAACCTTCTAAGCAATGCGTTGGCTATGCGTGTTCTTGCCAGCGGAGGTACGACTCTTGACGTGATCGAGGTGGTGTTCGCCAACACACCGCAAGAAGTGCCTATGGGGCCGATCAATCGTGACATCTATCGCAACACCAATAACCGCGTGTTCCAGGGGCGCCCGACTCAATTCTACTTCGACAAGAGATTTGCTACGCCAATCTTGAGTATCTGGCCGGCCCCGGATTCGCCCTCCACGTTCCGACAGCTCATGCTTACGCGCCACCGGCAGATCCAGGATGTGGGAACTGCGGCGCAGATCGTGGAAATTCCGCAGCGTTGGTACAACGCTATCATCGATTCGACCGCATGGATGGTTGCCCGCGAGTGCGACATCGTGGACCCGGAGATGATTCCGCAGCTCGAGACGTGGGCTCAACAGTCTTTAGCCAAGGCGTGGGCCAGCGAGAACGACAACTCGGCTACCTACATCTCTCCTGACATTTCGTACTACACGGCATAAAGAGAACGCTATGACTCCACAAGTGCTCGCCATCCTCGCAAAGTTCCTGCCCCGCGTGACGCTGCAGGGTTCAGAAGTGCCTGAGTACAACCGGGTGATCCAGGAGCTGACCCAAATCGAGATGCAGCTTCACATCGACGCCGCATTGAAGCAGAAGACTGACGCCGCACCGGTCGAGAGCACGCAGGCGACCTGACATGCCAACGGGACTTAATTTCAACACGCTGATTACCAACCTCCAGTCTTACCTGGAGCGCGGCAGCGCGATCGTGGACACCACTGTCTTCGAGCAGCTCCCATCGCTCATCAACATGGCCGAGAGGGCAATTGCGCAGAAGCTCAAGATTCAGGGCTTCCAAAATACTGTCACGAGCACGTTGGTTGCGAAAAACCCCGTGTACGCAAAACCGGATCGCTGGCGCGAAACGATCAGCATGAGCTTCGGCACCGGGACCGCCCAGAACACCAGCACCCCGCTGTTCGCACGCTCTTACGAGTATGCCCGTGACTATTGGCCGGATGACTCGCAGACAGCGCAGCCGGAGTTCTACGCCGACTACGACTTTTACCATTGGCTGATCGTTCCCACGCCGCCCATTTCCTATCCTTGGGAGATCCTCTATTGGGAACAGCCGGCGTTGTTGGATGCCGTGAACACGACCAACTGGTTGACGAATGAGGCGCCGAACGCACTGCTCTATCGAGCGCTGTTGGAATGCACGCCGTTCTTGAAGGAAGACGAGCGCATTCCGACCTGGCAAGCAATGTACGAAGAAGCGATTGAGAACCTCAGTGGTGAGGATCTGCAGAAAATGTACGACCGTAGCAACACACGGAAAACGAGTTAAGCCATGTTCAACTCAGTATTTGGCGGCTCGGCGATCAATCAGGCAAAGCCGACGCTTCTGCAGCTCAACCCACTGAGTGCCAGTACCACGCTCTCGTGGCCAGTGATTGCGGCACCGTCAACCAATGTCGTTGCCGACATGATCGAGGTGACTCCCAGCACGAGCGGTCTGTCTATTGGAATGCCGGATGCCACGCTGGGCAGCACTGGCGTAGCGGCCATATTCAACAACCTCAGCGGTCTATACGCTTTCGTTGTCGCGGACTTCTCTGGCAACACGATCGCAACGGTGTCCCCAGGAACCGCGTGGCTGGTGTACCTGTCGGGCAACGCTACGCAGTCGGGTACCTGGTCCACCATCCAGTACGGTGCGCAGGCAGCAAGCATCAACGTCGCGACCATTGCAGGTGCTGGACTGACTGTGCAGGGCACTGCGCTTGCGCAAAATCTCCCCGTCACACCGCTCAGCGCCAGCTATGTGTCGACAGTGACTGATCGCGCGCAGATGTTTGTCTGGGGCACTGGCGCCGGCACCTTCACGCTGCCCGCGGCTGGGACGGCGGGATCTGGTTGGTATCTGCAGGTCAAGAATTCCGGAAGCGGAGATCTCGTTGTTGCTCCGCCATCAGGCACCATTGACGGATCAGCTAACAAGATCTTTCACTCGGCAACCGGCGATTCCGCTACGGTTTTTACCGATGGCGTCAATTACTTTACGATGGGGTTCGGCTCCGAAAACGGCATCTCCTCCCCATTCGGCTACATCACGATCAACGTGGCCGGCAACACCGATGTCACGTTGTCGGGCGGTCAGCTCAACCAGATCTCCTACAAGTTGACAGGTGTGCTCACCGGCAACATCAATCTCATCGTACCCACGGCGGTCCAGCAGTACTGGATAAACAACGCGACGACGGGCGCGTTCAGCGTCACGGTGAAGACATCGGGCGGCACCGGGCTCGTGGTTGCGCAGGGTACCTCTGCAATCCTTTACTGCGATGGCACCAATGTGGTTGCGGGTCAAACAGGTGGATCGTTCCCGATCACGGTTCCCCAAGGCGGCACAGGTGCCACGACTGCGGGAGCGGCGCTTACCAATCTCGGAGGCACGGGCACGGGCGTCAGCGTGTTCACGGCTGCGTCTGCATCTGCTGCACGGACAGCGCTGGGCTCTACGACTGTCGGCGATTCATTGTTTACGGCCGCAAGCGCAAGTGCGGCCTTGACCACATTGAACGCTCCGGGGTTGAATCTTGCGAACGTGTTCACGGCGTTGAACACCTTTG